GCCTTCCAAAAAGAGCCCTACATGGGCAACAAGGGTGTCAAATGATACTTCCCCCAGGCGTGGTTTCAACGACCTTGGCGGCTTTCCCACAAATCGCGTATGATCGTCAAGCGATCATGGAGTGGCAATTCAATACGCCGTTTTTGGAAGAGCTATGCGATTTTCGTCCGCTTCCCCGACGTTCGGGACGGATACTCCAGTTCTACGGACAAACTCCGTACGCTGCTGCGACTTATGACCTGTCCGAAGGAATTCCGGGTCCGTCGCTCCAGCTTAACCAAGTTTTCAGCGATGCTTTCGCCGACGAATACGGCGACTGGATCGGCATCTCGAACGTCGCCCAGCAAATGTTCCTCGCGGACATCACGCTGGACGCCAGCCGCAACCTGTCTTATCGCGGCGCGCTGACCAGCAACCTGATCGCGATCAACGGCTTTGAAGCCGCTGCGACCGCGCAGGCTTCGGCCCGCATCGATTTGCTCGACAACGAGTTTATGCTCTCCAACACGATCCGCAAGAGCGAGTCCCAGTTGATGGGCAACGCTGTGACGGGCCGCGACGGAGGGCTCTACACGTCGGCCATGCACCCTTACGTTGTGTACGACTTCATGTCGGACAACAGCGCCGGGTCTGCGGTCGATACCCTGAAACGGTCCGAAGCCGGAGCCAGCGTCCTGAAGTCGGACATGACTCGCGGATACACGGTTCTGGAATGGGCGGGCGTCCGCATCATCCGCACCCAGACCGTGCCGACTTACTCCAACTATCCTTCGGTCGGCAAGACCGGATACGCCACGTACATCGTGGGCCGGGAAGCTATGATGGCCTCCGAGTTGCTGGGCAACCGCGTTCCGCGCAACCCCAGCTTCAAAGTGAACGTCAAGACCTTCGGCGATAACGACATCGATCTGTCGAACCCGATGGTGCAGACTCGCGCGATTGTTTCGTACGACTGGTTCCTCGGGGTCGTGGCGCGCCCGAACACTAACAACACAGCGGGATTTCGGAGAGTTCGCGGTGAGGTAAGTGCTGTTTAATCAGCAACTTACGCGCCCTACTTGACGAAATACGAACGGCACGTAAAAGAAAGAGCAGCAAAACACAAAAAATGTCTTGACTTTCCACTCTTTAGGTGAGAATATCATCTCGGGAGGCAACACCGATGGAAACCAAGACGTGCAAGACCTGCGGACAAGAAAAACCGCTGGATGAATTTTCGAAGACGTGGCGGAAAAGAACAAAAGTCCCGTCTCACTGGTGTTGGCATGCTGATTGTAAAGTGTGCAATACGCAGCAGAGTTTGAAGTGGCAAAAAGATAACTGGGAGCATGTTAAAAAGTATCGAGAGACCGACAAATATAAGCGGTACTCTCGAAACAACTGGCTCCTGCGCACATACCATGTAACACTCGCTTGGTATGAAGAACAATACGCTAAGCAAAACGGTAAGTGCGCAATTTGCGGTAAAGCAGAACAGAGTCTCGGCCCCGGCAGAAAAACAAAAGACGTGCTTGCGGTCGATCATGATCACAAGTGCTGTCCCGGTAAAACGAGTTGTGGTAAATGCGTTCGTGGGTTACTTTGCACTCACTGCAACCACATGCTTGGTTCTGGAATGGATGATGTGGCAATTTTGCAGTCTGCTATCATCTTCCTTAAAAATTTGCAGCAAGACAAGAAAGAAACAGGAGAGTCACAATGTCGAATGCCTCTACAATCCGTCGATTCGTCGCCGGAACCCAGCAACTGACGATTGCGTCACTGCTCGGGTCTACCATCACGACCACGAAGACCGCTTTCCAGCTTAACAACAATGGATTGACCTTGACCGGAGGCGGCGTAATTCCGCTGTCCGCTGGCGTCACCGGACTGTATCAGGGCACCGGACAGGTTCTCTGGATTCATACCACTGGCACGCTGACTGGCGGAACGTCTAGCTCCACCTCGTTGGCGATTCAGATTTATCAAGTTCCGGCGTCTTTGCTTCCTATCGCCAATACACTGACTGGCGCGCAGACGTTCACGAACTGGAACTCTGTTTGCACCGCGTCGACCGGCACGCTCGGCTCGACCGAAACGGCGGGCACGTGGTTCCTCGACGCGTACGTTCAACTGGATTCTCAGGGCAACCTGTACGGCTCTTACGAAGGCAACATCTTCGGGACCGTCACTTCGCCCGCGTCCGTTACCCCGATCACCGGGCTCGTTGGCGAAGCCGATCTGAACTTCGTCGTGACCGCGACCTTGGGCGGAACGGAAACCGGAGTGGTTGTTACGTGTGACGAGCAAAGTTTGAACTTTGTATAGCCCTAGACAGAAGTAAATTTTTCGGGCGCAGGCCCAAC